GCCCGGCACGAACGAACGGCCACCTGTACTCAATGCCTCGGGCCATGACGGAGGCGTGGACGCCGCATGTGCTCAAGGTCACTGGCCCGGTCGGCATCCTGTCTGACGTGCATGTGCCGTATCACTCCGAGGTTGCCGTCGCCGCGGCCGTTGGTCACTTGAAGACGCAGCGTCTCGCCGCCTTGCTGCTCAACGGCGACATCGCCGACTTCTACGCCATCAGTCGGTACATGAAAGACCCCAAGCGGCGGGACTTCAAGGCCGAGCTCGAGGCTGTGCGTTCGTTCCTGCAATGGCTGCGGCACGAGTTCCCCGGCATACCGATCGTCCTGAAGTGCGGCAACCACGAGGAGAGGTGGCAGCACTGGCTGTTTCAGCATGCCGCCGAAATCAGCGACGATCCACGGATGAGCCTGACGGCCTGGCTGGACCTGAAGGAAAACGACATTGAGCTTGTCGAGGACCAGCGGCCGGTGATGCTCGGGAAGTTGCCAGTGCTCCACGGCCACGAACTGCCGAAGGGCATGGCGGCTCCGGTGAACGTAGCCCGCGGGGCGTTTCTGCGGACACTCTCGACGTGTCTGGTGGGCCACTCTCACCGCACCAGCAATCACGCCGAGAGCAACATGTGGCACCACGAAACGGCGTGCTGGTCCACCGGCTGTCTGTGCGACTTGCGGCCCGACTACAGCAAGTTCAACCGATGGAACCACGGCTTCGCCATGGTCACCGTTCACGACGGCGGTGCATTCGACGTGCAGAACTACCGCGTGATGCTGGACGGCACTGTCAGGTCGGCTTGACGCACGCCGCATGCTGTCAGTTTTCCAGACCTGAGGAGCAAACATGACGACGACACTGGAGCAGGCAAACGCCGCGTTGAAGGCGGCAGTGCACGAGCGGCTGGGAAACACGCCAGCCGATGACCCGAAGATGGTCGGGTACTCGCCGTTGACGGAACCTCGGCAGGTTGTCGCAAGTACCGAGGAAACGCAACACGACGAGTCGGACGCGCCCTACGCCGAGACGATGAATGCCGCAGCGAAGCACGTCGAAGCCGCCTACGAGTCCTACGCACTGCGTGGCGACTCGGTCCTGAGCGACACCTACGCCGAGTGGGAACCGGGGTTTCGCCCGGTCTCGCCGGCTGAGCAGACGCTGCGGGACGCAATCGCCACGATCCGCGACCGGCATGGCAAGTACGGGCCGCCTACGGAACACTTCCAGAGGACGGCATCGCTCGTCAATGCGGCGTTCGGCACGACGTTCACGCCGGCCGACTGGGCTCTCGTCATGGTGCTGGACAAGATCGCCCGCCAGATGGGGCCAGCGGCCACCGACGACGCGGCAATCGATATCGCGGGGTACGCGGCCTGCCACCAGGAGTGCCGACGTGCCTGAACCCCTCGCCGACGCCTACCTTGAGCAGTGCGAGCATGACGCCCGCCGATTCAGCGGGGCGTGGACAGGCACCAGCGGCACGCTCGCGGCCCACGTCATGCGGCTGCTCAAGGACCGCGAAAGGCTGGCTGAGGAGTTGGCGGCAGAACGGGCGCGGAGGCAGGACGCATGATCGCTCTGTACGTCCTCTCGGCGTGGCTCGCCGCCGACGTTGCCACGGGCATCGTTCATTGGTGGGAGGACCGCTATGGCGACCCCGCGTGGCCGGTGCTGGGGCGGCACGTCGTGGAGCCCAACATCCGGCACCACTCTGAGCCCCGGGCGTTTCTGGCCGGCGGCTACTGGCAACGCAACTGGACTACGATCCTGCCCGCGGCCGCCGTATCGCTCGTCGCCCTGGCGGCGGGGCAGCACTGGCTCGCCCTTGTGGCGGCGTTCTCCAGCCAGGCCAACGAGGTTCACGGCTGGGCACACCAGCGATGCTCACGCCCGATACGGGGGCTGCAACTCATCGGCCTGCTGTCGTCGCCAGACGGGCATGCGGTCCACCATCAATCGCCGTTCAGTACGGACTTCTGCGTCATGAGCGACTTGATGAATCCGGTGCTTTCGGCGGTCGGATTCTGGCGTGGGCTGGAGCGGGCCGTGGGCTTGGCCGGCGTGCATCCGAGAGCGGAGCGAGAGACTGCTTGACCGGGCGGCGGGTTGAGTGCGACGACGTGTCCTCCTCCACGTTGCCGCCTCCCCGCTTGCTCGGTCACGTGGTCACGGGCACGTCGCTGCAAAAGCCTTTTGGTGTGATGGCACCGGAGACCAAAAGGACACGCCCTCGTGGCCGCCAATCCTGAATTTGGTGAACTCGTACTGCACGACAAACCTGTTGCGTTCCCTGTACCCGAAGTAGCAGCGGCCTTCGGTTGAGCCATCGTCGATCAAGAATAGAACCTCGTCGTACTCTCGCGGAAGGCTGCGGCCGACAGACCACCACTCGCCAACCTTTGGCTCTGTCGGAAACTGCTCTTCCATAAACTCGTGAACATCAAAAGGCATGATGCCCTCCTTTCCGGTCGTGACATGCTACGGGCTTCGCCTACCATGTAAAAGCGCGGCTCCGAGTGTCTTCACTTGGCTCTTGTTGGCAACGCTCAGCCGTCCGGGTCGCCCAGGTCCAGCGGCGGCAGGAGTTCGTGAGGTTTTGGCCCGCGTTCGGCCATCCTGGGGTCGAGGTACCAGCGTTTTGTAACGCTCGGATTGGCGTGTCCAGCGAATGCCACGGGATCACCGCCGGCTGCGGCAATCTGTGAAATAGCCGTCCTTCTGATTTGGTGCCAAGCAACCCGCTTTCCGTCAAGCCCGGCGGCTTTCAAGACGGCCTTAAGCCGGCAGTAGACGTGCGTCGGCTCTTGGTGCCACGGCAAAAGCCGAGGGTCTCCGTGGGCGACGATGCGATCTAGGCGGTGGCACAGGCCTGGCGACAAGTGGTAGACCCGCCCGCGGCGACCGCCCTTCCTGGCCTCCGGCTGCACCATGAGCGTGGGGCGACGGTAGTCTGCGGCCGGCGTGGCGAGTAGGGCACCGATTCGCTCGCCGGTCTCGTAAGCCAGTTGGATCGTAGCCGGGAACCACTCTGAGGCCGCTATTGGCCCCACCATGCCCTTTGCTTTGCCGGCGGCTGCGAATAGCCGTTGAAGCTCCTCGGCCGTCCAGGCGGTCGGTATGCGGTCTGGCAGGATTCCTGGCGGGCAGGTCGGCATGCGATCCAGTCCTGGGACACGGCGGTCCCATGCCAGCCTGGCAATGGCAAGCAGCTGCGACCGCTCCTTCTCGGCGGTGTACGGCGAGCGAGTTGAGGCCCGGTGTTCGAGGTACCTGGCTAGGAGAAGCTCGTCAAGGTGGTCGATTCGCCCTTCGTCGGCGATCTTCTCGGCCGCCAGCCAGCGGTCAAACTGCGTGAACAGGTTGTCGTAAAGCCTGGCAGTGTTGACCGACCGCCCCCGAAGCCGCAACGGGCGGTACACCGTCTTGAAAAATTCGCGTAGCGTCATGGTAGCGCCCCCCCTAAGTCGCGCTTTCATGCGGTGCTGAATCCGTGCAACCGACGCGGCCTCAGAAGACGCGAGTACTGTACGGATTGCCATGCCGCCAATAGCCTAGCAAATCCCCCAATCCTGTCCCCGCCATTCTGATTTCCGAATCCCGGTCGCCTGATTGACCCTACGCGGCGGCAGGCGGCCGGGCAAATTAGGGAGGTCGAAGGTGCAGGTTGGTTGATTTGCACGGACAGAACGATACGATTAGAGACATGATCGCCATGGCCAGCCCTTTCGCCGACTACTTCACCGTCCGCCAGACCATGCGGGCCATTGACGCCCTTGCGCCCAGCACGGTGACGCGGCTTGCCTACGACGAGGATCGCCCTAGGCCAGAGGGCAAACGTCTGGCCGGCAAGCTGATCGAGGGACACGGCTGGATGATCCAGAAAAAGAGCGTGTCCAAGTACCTCGATGAGCAGGCCGCCAAGCAGCCCGGCGTCGGCTACCCTCGGGGCAGAAGCCGCAAGGCAGACAAGGCCAAGGTCGTCGCCAAGGCCAAGCGGTCCCGCAAAGTCCCCCGAGCCTGACGGATTTTTTTGGAAATCCGCATTTCCCCCGGTGTTTAGCCCTATTGCATATGCACCGGTCTGCCGATATGATGGGGGCATGCGAGCGAATGAGACTCGCAGCCGCCAACCGGGAGACGAACGATGGAACGCCGCCTCTCGCAACTGATGCCAGCGCTCGTCTTGATCCGTCTCGGCCAGGAACTCGGCACCGACTCGCCAGCCGCACGATCAATACACGGACTTATCGAGCTGCTGGTCGGTCTACCAGCAGCATGGTTTCGGTGAGATGCAACGCAAGGAGGATCGTATGGAAGAAGAACTGCTTAGGATCGGAAATTCAGACTTCGGCGTCTGGTGCCGCTCAACCGCGCACACCTCCTACGACAACGTGTACGCAGTAGCCATCGGAGCGCACGGCGACGAATGTCATGTGCGAGCGCATAAGGTGATTGGGTCCCTGGCGGAAGGCAACTTGTTTGCCGGATTCCTCGTCGCTTCTCTAAACGTCGAAGGCGCTGCAACCACACTGCCGCACGTTTACAGAGAGTGCCAAGAAGATTTGCCGCGATTCCGGACCTGGGTTGTCGTGGTTGCTGGATCTGCCGAGGACGCGATCCTGCACCGCGACGTTGCTGAAGTGCGTAGCGACATCCTGAATCCACACCCGGAGTCCTTTTGCGGCGTCTACTTTGCGAGCAACGGCAACGGCTGCGTTAAGGTCGGCCAGACCACATATCCGCTCAGGACACGCATAGCGCAAATTCAAGCCGGGTCTCCGCATCGCCTCTACGTCTGCGCCACAATCACAACCGGCGACCGTAAGGCAATCGAGAAAGAGATTCATAAGTCCATTGCGGGCCAGCGGCTGCATGGCGAATGGTTCAACTTGACGGACGACGAGGCTATAGCCCTTGCCCGGCAGTACGGCGGTCGCGAAGTGCAGGGAGGCAGCAAGAAAGCAACGCCTTTGTCGCCATGTTGACAAATGCACCGACCTTTGCCAACGTATGCAATGACTGCGGCAAACACGCGATCCGGCCGCCTACCGATTTCACCGTTTCCCCCGTGCCCTAGGCACCTTGCAGATTCCGGCTAGTGAACGCTTGACCAGTTTTGATTTGTGGATACGTTTACCCACCAACCGAAGGAGACCCCCACCATGCACGCTGATTCCAAGATGGTCGGAGACAACGAGTACGTCGCCGCCGTCGCTGGCATGCCCGAGCACACCGTATCCGGCGGCACGACCCGGCTCCTCGACGGCAAGTTGGTCACGACCTACGCGGTCGGCGACCGCATCAAGTGGATCGACAAGGGCCGCACGC